CGTTATTTGTGGCGATAATGATCTTGCGAAGGTCTTTGGAGCAAAGATAGTTCAGCAGTGCTGGAGAGCAGTCCAATCCAAAAGTAACGAGGTTATGAGCGTAGCCTTCTTCTGTCAAGGCCAAGCTATCTCCAATGCTTTCTACTAAGATGACTTCCTTTTTCTCATCAATAAGAGAATCAACTGTTTGCTCTCTTGGAACAAATGCTGGATAAACCCATCGAGTTTTTGTGCCAACATGCTTCCACTTTGGAGCTTCGTTATTATCGTTGATTTTTCTGCCGCTAAAACCAAAAATCTCACCATCAGAGTTATAAACTGGAAAAACAATTCTTTGATACATTTGGCCATTACCAGCCAAACCGCACTGATAGAGTTTTTGCGTTTCTTCACTGATTCCACGCTTCTTATAAAAGGAAAAGTTTGGGAACAGCCTGTTTAAGCATTCTTTGGGGTAAATTTTATCCATTTCTATTTTTTCTTTCGCGATATAGTGGGCCTGAATCTCTTGATTAGTTGAGACATATTCTTTGATGATTTTGGGGTCTTTTGTTTGTAGCGTTAGTTCAACCAGCTTAACAAGCGGCATGGAAGAATGACCCTGCACATAGTCTTGCCATACTCCACTATTCTTATACACTTTAATCGCTGTGGGATTATCGCCGCCACGATACAAAGCTTTGGTTCTCCAATGATTGCCAAAATCCTTTAGAGTATAGCCAAGCTTTTCGAGCGAGTTTTTTATTTCATCAGAGTTCATCAAAGTCGGGAGCGGTGTTTCTGCCATTCTCTTCTGCGCCTTCTCCAATATCATTGAATTCAACAACATCGCGAAGATCACCTCTTTCAGTGATGCAGAAGTTTTTAAATTCCAAATTAATAAAGTTCTTGCGAAGAGTGTCTCCAACGCGCACTGGTTCAACTGCACCAGCAATATCTTTGCCCAAGTGTCGAGCTTTCACGTTAATCAATTTATGAGTGCCAAATCTAACGCCTTCATTTAGAACTTCATCCGTTGTCTTATTTCGCAAGATGAACATGTGAGAGCAGAATTGAGTGATTCGGTCAGATAAAGAAACAATGCTTTCATCGTCAATGACATTTTGTGAATTGCGATTATTGGTAATGCCAGAGCGATTGGATTGAACAGAAGTAATCATGGGAATTATGGGCAATCCATCATGCAAGATTTCTTTCTGCACGCAGCGCTTAAATTTATCAACCATCTCTCCAACCATTTGCCACTCTGTTTTGTTTGCGCCACCATTATCAGATGTTGTTTTGATGTAGTCGAAGCTAAAAATCATTCGATTGCCACGCCCAACCTTGGAGTAGTAAAAACGCTTTAGCGTGTTGATCATGGAATCAACATCCAATCCCCCAACATTATAATAATAAAATTGCATCTTCTTGACCTTTGCCCAAACAGACCGAACCTTATCAACTGTTTCTTTGCCTGCTCGCAGCCATTGACCACTTTCAATCAAATGCATTGGAACTCCACTAAGAGCAGAACACTGGCGCATAATGAGTTCTTCCTTGCTCATTTCTCCATTATCAAAATGAAGAACAGGAACATTATATTTCAAACTCACCTTGGTTGAGTAATCCATAGTAAACTGAGTCTTGCCGACACCAGATCGAGCAACAATGACGGTGATATTTCCTGGTCTAAGCAATGAACCATAGATGCTATTAATTTTTTCATGTGGTCCCATCATGCCGAACTCGCTAACAGGATTTGCGCCACGATCTTCAATCATTACCTCCATTTCATCATAGATGTTTTCTGGAGAATCGTTACCAACTTCATACTGATTGATGCGGCTGTTGTATTCTTTATCAGCTACAGAAATGATTTCTGAATAGGAGCTTTCTGCTGGCAAGCTTTTCATCTTCTTCGCAATGTTTTGCGAAGACTCGTAGATTTCTCGGCGGATAGTGTACTTCTTGAGTTCTTTGGCTGTTTTAATGAGACTGCCATCAGCAACCTTTCTCATGCCAAGACTCTTCACATATTCTGCCACATTCACTACATCATCGAATGTGATGCCAAGATTCTGAACTCGCTGTGCGATGATTACATCGTCAATTTCTTCATGCGCTTCTAGTGCCTGACGAACAATTGTGAAGATCGTTTTATTTAAACTGTTGTCTTCACTATAGAAATCTTTTTCATTTATGAATGCAGAGATTTCAAAATAGTTCTCTGGCTTTTTAATGAGAGCCGCCAGCAATTGTTTTTCAAGTTCATAAGAGTATATCATGCTACTCTTACGATACTCAGCAATCAATCTTCGTCAACATCATCTTCATCATTTCTTCCCATTTCTCCAAGATTGTATGCGGTTTCAGCATCGTCTGAATTTTGAAGATATTTTTCCAAAGCTTTTCTCATGCCAAATTCAACCACTTGAGAATCATATTTACAGTAGATGACTGGAGTTCCATCTTCTGAAACATAAGCTAATAGCACACCCTTATACTTGTCCGCATTGCCGCTTAACTCATAAATTTGTTCGATAAAGTTTGAAGGCATTTCAAACTGAGGAATTTCCTTGATTTTATTCTTCGGCATACCTTATATTACAGATAAATTTCGTACGATTCAAAAAAATCTTTATTCAATTCCGAAACGCTATAAATTTCCACAAGCTTAATGCCGTTTATTTCGCAAAACTCAAGCTTTTTATTGTCTCTTTTTAATTGCTGCAAGAATTTATTTCTGCTGCCATGAAAGAAAGGAACAAATTTTGTGTGTTGCTGTCCTTGGACCTCGATTGCTATTTTTTTGTTGGCATTGTAAAAATCAAAAGTCATTCTTGTGTCAATGACTCTCAGTTCTTCAAATACAATGTCTTCACTCCAGTAAAGCTTCAAGAATCTTTTAACTTCGTCTTGAAATTTGCTACGAGTTTTTTTGCGCCAATTGATTAAATATTTTGACGCATTCTTGAGATATTTTTCTTTTCCGTATAGAGTTTTAAACCTCATTGGAAATCATTTTGCGAAAATATTCAATTAAAAACTTCAATAAAGCTGCATCATCCTCAACAGTTTTAAACAAGGAAGCCTCGCCTTGAATCTTAGCTGGAAACTCAAGAGAATTTTCAGCTAATAATTGCAGGAAGTCTTCGCTTGGAGAAAACCAAGCTCCGCTCTTATTAACAAGTTCCCAAGCAAGCAGTAGGTCAACAATCTCCTTTTCAATCCAGATGGATTTGCCACCTGTGCGACCATATCGAATAGGATATGGAATAGTGAGATTGGTTTTCTCGTTTGGAGACTTTTTGACTGTGACTTTGGCCCAATGTCCAATTGGCGGATTTTTTTCCAAGTCAATGCTTTTTTCGCTAGGATTTTTAAGAATAAGATCGCCTTTAAAGCGGGGTTCGAACTCAAGAATCCAGTTGGCAAAGTGTAGCAAGGCATTGCCTCCTGTAGCAGAGGTTTGGCGAATTGGTGCTTTTGAATATGGGTCAAGCTTGATGTCTGCTCGAACTTGAGAGATAAAGATTGCCATGTGACCGCGCTTTGCAAGCGCAATCGAAAGTTTCTTCATGAATGTCGCAGCAATCACTGCGCCACCCGCAACCTTTGAACTTTCCTCAAAGGATTTGTCCATATCATTCTTGGCAATAAGGCCATCAACCGCATCCAAGAGGAAACAGAATTTGATCTTCTCTTCGTTCTTGGAAACTAATTGTCTCATAGCATCAACAACAGTTTCATAGATGTTGCTCTCAAAAACAAAGCAAGTTCCAGCCACCCAATCTTCTGCTGAAAATACAAACTTGATGCCAGAACGCTTTTGCATTTCTGGAGAAAGGCGACCTTCTGCCTTGATGTAAAAGCCTTTGCTATTTGGAATATCAAGCAGGAAATTCTTCATCACTTCAAGAGCTTCGCTAGTTTTGCCACCCTCATTCATACCCACGAACCTGTGCAGTCCTGGACCAAAGCCGCCACCAAGTTGCAAGTCAAGCTGGAGTGAACCACTCGATACTTTATAATCTACTGTTTCTTCAAAGTTGTAGTGATCTTCCGCATTTTGTTTCAGGAAAGATTCAAGCACTTCGCTTGAAGTAATCTTCTTTTCTTCTGTGTCTTTAGTCTTTTTCATTTAAAAAGTCTCTAATGGTTCTAGGTTTACGTTCAATTAAAACTGGTTGATGCAATGGGTCATCTTTCAAGATGATTTGCGGTTCTCTACTTATACGAGATTCGCTGCTATAAATTTTGAATCTTTTATCCAAGTCTTGAAGGATTTTTGGCGCAAACAAAATAGCTAAACTATCTCCTTTAAAGGAGAAGCTGGTATCTCTTAAAAATTCTAAGCTATATCTTTCAACCAAACGAGCCAATAAAACATATTCTCTTTGCCAAAATTCTCGCTTTGATTTAGCGGGAATCTCGACAAATTTGGAGACTATAAGTTTTTTATTTGGTTTTTTCTGCGGCACAATTATATTCAGATATTTGCTTTACAGAATATCCATGATACTCAAACTTTTGCAAGAGAAAATGATGCATGATACCAGGATTAAATGTGTCTTGACCATGATAAAATTCATATTCAATATATGGAATAGTAAAATATTCATCTTTCATGTGCATTAGTGTTTTAACATCTAAACCTTCAATATCAATATATAAACGGTCTAGCGGTGGTAAATTTTTTAAAAAGTCATTAATATCAATACATTCGGCGTCAATAAAATTCACATTGGGATGATGATGTTTCAATACATGATCTTTATTTAAAGATGCATGTGCAGATTCTTCATCGCCCTCTGGAAAGTAAAATCTACAAGTTGTATTTTCCAAACCGATTGCTTTGTTAAATACTTTTAAGTTATTAACAAAACTATAAACTTTTTGAGCCTTTTCGCAGCATTTGGGCAGAGCATCAACAACAAAAAAATTCTCAATAACATTTTGGTTATCTTTGACGAAATCAAAAACATGATCGTCACAATTATTACATCCTATTTGAAGAATATTCATAAAATTAATTAATGTAAGGCCAACCTGAGTCTCGCGCAACCATTTTCTCAACAAGTTGAGAAAAAGATGTGTTTGGAATCCAGCCAAGCTCTTCTCTTGCTGGTGTCGAATCACCCCAAAGAAGATCAACTTCTGCTGGACGATAGAAAGCTGGATTAATTACTACAAGCTTTTGTTTCGTGTTTTTGTCAATAAAAACTTCATCTAAACCGTTGCCAATCCACTCACCTTCAATAGAAGCAGCTTCGAAGGCTAGTTCAATAAATTCTCTTACTGAGTGAGTTTCATTAGCAGAGAGAACATAGTCTTTTGGCTTTTCTTGATTAAGCATCAGCCAAACACCGCGCACAAAATCTTGAGCATCGCTCCAATCTCTTTTGGCGTCAACATTGCCAAGCTCCATTGGCAAGAAAGATTCGTCACTTTTTTTGGCGTTATAGATTCTTGCTACATTTTTAGTGATTTTTCGCGTTACGAACTCTTCTCCGCGACGAACGCCTTCGTGATTAAATAAGATTCCTTGAACAGCATAAATGTCATAAGACTCTCGGTAAACCTTTACCAAATGATGCGCAGCGCACTTAGAAGCGCCGTATGGCGATCTTGGACGAAATGGATGGTTGATGTCTTGTGGAGAATATGCAACATCTCCGAACTGTTCGCTGCTGCCAGCATTATAGAATCTAGTTTCTGGAGAAAGGTTTCTAATAGCTTCAAGACAATGAAGCACTCCCATGCAGTTTGTTTGCATGTGATTAATTGGCATCTTCCAACTATTGCCGACAAAAGAGTTTGCAGCGAAGTTGATGAAGTAATCTGGCTTGATTTCTCTAATTGCTTGATTAATGCTTTCCGCATCAGTAAGGTCCAACTCTAACAATTTAAATCTTTCGTGGTTCTTGATATTTTCAATGTTTTGATGATTTGGAACACTCAAGCGTCTATGCGCCCCGTAAACAAAGTTGTTTGGGTCTTTTAGCAGATGGTCTGCCATCAGCGAGCCATCTTGACCAGTAATACCAGTTATAATAATTGTTTTCATGATTTAAGTTCTGTAGTTTGTATATCGGGGAAAAATTTATTTTGTAAAGCCACTTTGCAATAATACCTTTTCATATTTAAATCGTCCACTTCTTTTGCGGAAATCTTTCCATAACGAGCTTCTTCTACAGCTTCAAAAGTTTTAAAATTAGCGTCAATTAAATTTTTAAATTCTTGAGAACGCACAATTTTAATATGTTGGTCTTCTGGTATTTGATTCAGGATATGTTCATTACATAAAGTTCTTGCGGTAAGGGTTTTTTCATTATTGAATATTTTGTGTTTAACCGCAAGGATGGCTAAATAATCATAAGCATACCCCTCATCTACTAAAATTGTGATCATAATTGATAATATGTAATTGATGGATGATTGTAATTCCACTCATCTGCATTGAATAGTGGATGATTTTGTGGCTGAATAACTTGACAATGAGCGCCAACAGAAATAGCCAAGTGCATATCTCCAGTATTGCATCCAACATAAAGGCCCACTTTTCTCAATAAGCAAATATATTTACTCAGTTCCAAGTCTGTTAAAATATTTTCATATTTAATAGAAACTGGATTACTAGAGCTTTGACAAATAATTGGAGTTAAGCCATCAGAAATTAATTTATCAAATAACTGCTCATAACTATCAACCTTTAAGCTTCTTACTTCATGCCACTGTTTTGCACAATGCGGCACAAAAATTACTGGATTAATCTTATTGATAAGATAATTTGCAGTCCAAATTTCTGATTCTTGATTTGAATGTAAAACTAAAGGTCTATTATCTAATAATTCTGCATGTTGAAAAAAATTTCTTAGTTTTCGTGTAGCATAGTGACCCCCACCAAGATCGGGCAAATATTGATTAACGTCTTCTATTATAACATCAGCGATGCCATCAAATAAAATAGAAAACCTTTTTATTTTAGCAGGCAATGAAACAATTGGTTTTTTATTATTTGCAAGCAAGTGCTTACAAATACAAGTAAGTATTAACGTATCACCTAACCCCTCGGATGGACAAGATAATTTAATTAAATTATCCATGTTATAATTTTAATTTATGTTTAAGATAAGGGTATTCAAAGTCTTCGTGTTTCATGTGAATCTTGTGAGCGGGGTCTTGCCCACCGCCTTCAACATACCAATGTTCGTGCCAGAACTCATGGTTTCTCTTTAGTCGAGAGTCTAAATCTACATAACCAAAATGAACAACAAATGGTGAAACACCAAGCTCCAAGCGTTGCAGATCAGTTGTGGTTGCCATTGTTGAAACAAATTCTCCATCAGCATTAACCAAGTCACAACCATCGCTCATTTTAGTATTAATTGTGCCGTCTTGTTTTCTGGCCGCTTTACTTGGCGCACGATAAGCTTGTCCTTTATTGAAATATTGCTTGTTAGTAATTGAAGAATAGTGATTCCAATCTTTATAAAGATTCACAGATGCAACTGCTGCACACTGAACTGGACTAAGAGCAATTTGCATGGCTAAAATTTCCCACAGTGGTTTTTGCCACAATGGAATGTACTCATCGAGATCGAGTTGAATCTTAAAATCTTGCGTGCAAGCTTGAAGGGCGGCATTTTTAATCTTGCCATCAAGCCAAGGGTCTTGATATGAAAAATCGGTTTCTATAATTTTCCAGTTAGAAAAGTCTTTTAAAGTTTCTGAGATTGCTTCCTTTGTATTATCTACGGAAGTATTAACTGCGATGATTACTTCATCTGCAAATTTGCATGAATTTTGAACGCTGTTTTCCCAACCAACAAAGCCATGCTTGATGAGGTTAAATGCTGAATGATAAATGCTAAACATGTTTTTTGTAAATGTAATAAATTGCCACCATGACTGTTGCAGAAACTAGGCCACAAAAATAATTTACTATCCACCAAAAATCCCATCCAACACGCAAAAGGGTATATCCCATTGCTGAGACATACCCAATTATTGAAAGAATAAACATGCCAACGCTAACGTCTTGCACATTTTTTGTCCTCAAACTTTTGGAGATTTGAGGAATGTAGCAGACTGAGAAGCAGAACGTATAAATAACACCTAGAATCTGTTCGATCACTAGGATAATACGAAACAATAAAGAATTTTCTAATTAAATTCCAACTTCCTCTTCAATGTAATAAACATTGTCTAGTAGGGGATTAAGGGCTAAAACTTCTTCTTGAGAAGGAAAGTCTTCTTCATTCAAAATAGCCTCAGACATTCTGATTTCTCTTTCGGCTTGTTTGATATAGAATGCTTCGATTGGGTCTTCGCTGCTAGTAACTTCGGTCACGGTTTTACCCTTTTCCCAAGTTCTACAGGCCCAATATCTAGCTTTCCATTTAGGTCCAGGGTTACTGTCGCACTGATGTCTTGCGCGGAAATTCTTGCGGCGTTCAGGGTCATCGCGTTTGATTTCCATGTTGGGGTCGCCAAATTTAACCATCACAGTGTTGCCTTTGTCGTTTTTAACATAAACGCCAAATTTCTTATTAGAGCCAGAAGGAAGTCTGAATGGCTTATTAAGAGTTTTCTTTTCAGCTTCGGTATAGTCAATGTCTTCATTGAAGATGTCCATTTCTTCGAATAAAACACCAGCTTCGATTAGATTAATGTGAGCTAATTGAAGCTCAAGGTCTTCAAAATCATAATAGTCGTGGTTATGATCAAAAGCTTCGGAACCTTTGGCAATGTCGCCATCAGCAGCTTTATATGCATCTTTAACCTTTTCACCACGCATCATTTTCAAGAAAGTATTGACGCGAGCCATTGCCCACTGCTGACGACTCTTGCCTGGACGATGAGTAGAGCTAAAAGCACCCAAGCCGCGACGATAAACTTTCTTTAATTGAGAAAGAGAAACTTTGCGACTATGCTTTGAGTTATGATCCTCTACTTTCTTTTTTAGAGATTCAGTGATTTTATCGTTAAAAGTAATTTCAGCTTTGACAATTTCTTTCTTGTCATCTTTCTCAAGATTTTTTTCAGCACGCTCTTTAGCATCTGGAGTAGTGCCAGCAGAGCCTGGCTCATTCATTTTTGAACCCTTTTTACGCTCATCTGGCTTCGCAGGAGTTTGTGCGGAGCTTTTTGGTCCAGGGCGGTTTTTGGCCTCTAAAATCTGTTGAGAAAAATCTACTTCCATGTTTACTTTTTACACTTAAAAAATTATTTTTATCAACAATTAGTTAAGCTTCACAAGACTTACACTCATTAAGTGAGCGAGCCAACAACTGACTTGGATTACTGGACTTTTGGTAATAAAAACCCTTGATTCCTTGTTGCCAACCAAAGATCATTAATTTGCTCACTTCTCCAACAGTTGTTGATGGAGGAATCATAAGATTGAGGCTTTGTCCTTGGTCAATGAACTTCTGGCGTTGAGCAGCTTGGATGACAATCTCCTTTTGAGAGATTTCTCCAAAGGTCTTGAACACATCCTTCTCATGTTCGGTCAAGAATTCAAGATGCTGAACTGACCCACCATTTTCCAAAATACTCTTCCAAACTTCTTGGTCGTCCTTGTCTTTTTGTTTCAGGAGTTCTTTAAGATATGGATTCTTGTATGTGAAAGAGCCTTTTGCGAGTTTCTTGACATAGTAATTGGAGTTTTGAGGCTCAATGCCTTGAGAAACTTGACCAAGAATAAAAGAAGAGGAAACTGTTGGGGCGATAGCTAAACGAGTCACCATTCTTTCGCCATATCCCTTGAGCATGTCTGGCTCACCATATTTTTCAGCCATTTCTTTGCTTGCCTTCAAACTTTTTTCTGCAATAAGCTTAAATACGCTTGCATTCAGTAGCTTGGCTTCCATGCCTTCCCATGCAATATTCTTGGCTTGCAAGAGAGAATGCCAACCTAAAACTCCAAGACCAACTGCTCTCTGCTCTTTTGCAAACTTATTAGCAGCAGCCATAAACGGCATATTTTCAGTCTTGCGAATGTATTCTTCGGTTACAGTGTCAAGGAAGTAGGTCAACACTTCAACAGCGTCAGTGTCCTTCCACTCATCATAGTGTAGTAGGTTGATGCTTGAAAGCACGCAAACAAATGAAGTGTCCTTGTCAGAAGAAAGGTTAATTTCATTACAGAGATTGCTGGCATAAATTTTTACGCCTTTGTCTTTATAAACTGCTGGCGCTTGCTCATTTGCATTGCCAGTGAAATGAATGTATGGATAGCCGCTTTCAAAGCGCTTCTTGATAACTTGGCCCCAAATTTTGAGCTTGTCTTTGTCTTTATTCAAAAGACCTTCCATCCATTCGTTTGAAATGCAAACACCAATACTGAGTTCTTGGATTGGATGTCCTTCGCTGCGAATACGAAGAAACTCTTCCAAATCTGGATGATCAATATCCAAATACGCTGCCATTGAACCACGGCGCACATTGGATTGGGAAACAATATTGGCCACCTTGTCAAAGAGTTCCATGAAATGAACGCTGCCACTTGATGTTCCGCCAGAACTAATGGTTGCGCCTCTTGGACGCAGCTTGCCAAAATAAGCAGATGTTCCAGCAGCGTTCTTTGTCATCATTCCAATTTCAGCATTCTTATACAAAATGCTATCCATTGTATCGTCAATGAATGAGCCATTGCATGAGCAAGGTAAGCCTCTTTCAAGACCATAGTTTGCCCATACTGGAGAGGACAAACTAAACCAGCCACGCGACATGTAATCTTCGAACTTGTCTGCAAAGCCTCTGATCTTCAAATACTTTTCGGCAGTTTCAGCAATTTCTCTAACTCTTTCTTCTGCGGTTTGATCTTCTCTAACGTAACCGCGAGCAAGAAATTCGCGGGATTTTTGATTTAGCCAGTAGTATTTTGTCATTTTAAACGAGTTCTTCTAGTTCGAATGTTTTGTTTTTCTTTGCGTAGTCAACGGGGCGTTGGTAGAAAAAGTCAACAGCATTGTTTGCCAAGACTTCTTCATCCATCCACTCATAGTCTCTAGCAAGCGTTTTGTCAATGGTAAATAAGGGTTTGAAACCAATCTCTTTCAAAGAATCATTGATTCTATTTTTCACATACTCTTTGAGAATATTAGCATTCATTCTTTGTGCGCTAAAGTCGCCAATAATCCAATCAATAATTTTGGATTCTGCTTTGAAAGCTTCTTCTGCTTCGTGCAAGATTCTTTGCTCCAAATCAGCATCGAAAAGCTCTGGACACTCTTTGCGAATCACGTTCACAAGTTTCATGCCAACTTTAGCATGAATGAGTTCTTCGTTCTTGGTATAGGTGACTTGTTGAGTTGTGTCTTTGAGCACATTGCGATAACGCCCGAACCAAAGAATGATGTAGAATTGAGAAAACAAAGAAACATTCTCAATGAAAAGAGTAAAAAGAATGAGTGCATAAACATATTGTTTACGAGAGTCTTTGTAGAAACGATGAGTGTATTTGCGAAGATAGTTGACGCGACCAGACACAACATCAAGCTTGAGATTTTCCTCAAAGATTTCTTCCATATCAAGAACTTCAAGAAGACGCTGATAAGCATTATTGTGAATCACTTCCACTCCAGCCATCACATAACCAAGATCAGTGAGTGATGGGTGCGGAAGATTGTCTCCGAGCTTGGCCCAAAACTTTTTAACCGCCACTTCGATCTGACCAATGGCAGAAAGCGTGCGAATAATAACTTCTTGCTCTTCTTTGCTTAGATTTACTTTGAAATCTTGAAGATCACTGGAGAAGCTAAATTCTTTATGCGTCCAGAACCCTTCGTGCATTGCTGAAATAAAATCTTGAACCCAAGGATACCGATCTGGCTTGCGCGAAATTTGCTCGTCGAAAATAGTCATACGATATATTACACACTGGTTGGTCGCTGTCAAGAATTTTGAAACAGAAAAATTTCTCAAACTTTTTTCACATTTTTTGAAAGAAATACCCCCTCTCCCTTCGTATCCCTAGCGTTCTTTCCTTGCCGAACGTAAATAGTCCTTAAAATAATATTTATACTAAAGTTTCTTTAAAGTATATATCGTATAAATATAGAAAAATCTTCTTGACAGAAGATGTTTTCTGGAAGAAGTTGAGATATGGTTATCCTCAAAAACTTCAAACAAAAAATCTTCCTTGTCCAAAGTGGCGATTGGGAGTGTGTAGTTAACGCAGAAGACGTTACAGATGCTTGCTCAAAAGCACTAGAACAAGCAATGGCTTGCTACAAAGAAGCTGGTCTTGAAAATATCAGTCTTGGTTTTTTAATGTCTTGTCAAGAAATTCAGGAAGATTTAGAAAATATTTCGTATGTTCATACAGCGGCTATTTTAGCAAACAACGGCCACTACGAACTCGCTAAAAATTTAGATAATGAATTTTCCTGACCTGCTTTATGTTGTTGATCAAGATTCAAATTTATCCCATCCTGCCCATGATGGCGATGTTGGATATGATGTAGTTGCAGCTTCAAATCCCAAAATTGTTGGTGAATGTTTTGAAGACACCAACATTTACAAAAGAATTGATTACATTGAGTATGATTTAAACGTCAAGGTTGACGGCTTTCAACCAGTCAATTCGCCAAATGAAGACATCTACACTCTTGTTTTTCCAAGATCAAGCGTGAGCAAATATAACTTGCTTTTGGCAAACTCCATTGGAGTTGTTGACTCTGGTTTTCGATCTACAATTAAAGTTAGATTTAAGTATATCATGCAGCCAGAAGATTTAGTATTTTTTGATAATAAAATTCTCTGTATAGTTAATGAAAATAAAATTTATCAAAAAGGTGATAAAGTTTGCCAATTAGTGTTTCAAAAGCATTTTCACCCATCTATTGAATTTGTTGAAGAGCTTGAACAAACAGAAAGAAACGAAGGAGGCTTTGGCAGCACTGGCTTATGATTATTGGAATTTCAGGAGTAGCCCGAAGTGGCAAAGACACTCTTGCCAACAACTTTGTAAAAATTTTTAAACATCTTGGCATCAAAGCTAAGAGATATGCTTTTGCAGATGAGCTAAAGAGAGAAGTGCGCCCATTTCTTAAAAAGAAAACTGGACTAGACTCCTTCACTCAAAATGATGATGAAAAGAAAATGATTCGTCCATTTCTTGTTGCTTACGGCACGCATATTCGCAGAGCGCTCAATGAGAACTGCTGGATTGATACTCTTTCTTCATATTTAAAAAATAACGAAATCGCAATCATTTCTGACGTTCGATACAAGAACGAGGCTGATTGGATTCAAAAAAATGGCTTTCTTATTCATATTGCGAGGCTTGATAAAGAAAACAATCTCATCAAACCAGCAAATTCAGAAGAGCTTGAAAATGACCCTATTCTACAAGCACAAGCCAACTTGTCTTATGTTTGGCAAACAGTAGAAGAAAGCAAGGAAAAAGATAATCCATTCTCGCTTTCTGAATATAGCTGGGCTATTTTTGAACAATGCTTCGACTCGGAGGAAATCACACAATGGCAGACGACTTATCCCTTATCGAAGAAATCAAAATAAATAACAACGAAAGTTGTTTAAAAGAATTGATCGCAAAACACTCTGGAATTTATTTACAGATTGTTAACCAAACAATTTCTGATCAGTCAAATATCAATAAAAACGATATTATTGACGATAAAGACCTTTTCATCTATGAGAAGGCTCTAAAGTTTGACCCCAACAGAAGAATCAAGTTTTCAACTTATTTAGGCAACGAAATAAAATGGAAATGTTTGAATATTCATAATAAGGTTAAAAAGTATGAATACTGTGATGTTGGTGATTTGTCTGAACATTTAGTTGACAAAGATTATATTGGCGAGTATATTAACCAAGAAATCATCTCACTGATTTATGATAAGGCAGACAAATACCACGATGAAAGGGTAAGAAAAATTATTCAAATGCGTTATAGAGATTGCAAAAAGAATAAACTAACACCGTGGAAAAGAATTGCAAAAAAATTGAAATTATCAATACAAGGATGCATTAATATTCACAATAGGTTCATCAAGGAAATTAAACACGAATTAAACAATAATTAAACACGAATATGGTAAATAAAACAATTCTCTACGGCTTTTTGGTTGCTGACCCCGAAGCTCGATACACAAAAACTGGCAAGTGCGTTTGCAATCTTCGCATTGCTCATCGCGAAAATTATAAGGATGAAAACAAAGACCCTCTTTATATGAGCGTTGATGTTTGGGATAAACAAGGCGAAATTTGCGCCAAAAATCTCAAGAAAGGTTCTAGTGTTATTGTTGATGGTCGCTTGGCTACCGATACTTACGAAAACAAAGAAGGTAAGAAAACTACCAAGACCTTTATTGTTGCTGATCGTGTTAACTTTGTTCCTCGATTTGAAAAGTCTGAAAAGACTGAAAGCTCCCCAACACAAAAAGAAAAGAAAGTCGCACCAAAGAAGGTCGCGGCCACAGTTGAGGAAGAAGAGTCTGGGACTGGCGGTGAAGAGGGTGATGACATTCCATTTTAATTATGCAATTAATTGTTGAAGCTCCAATTAATTCCCTTTCCTTTGGAAATGTGGCAATTAATCTACTGCGCGAGATGTGGCGCAAAAATATGCAAGTTGGTCTTTTCCCCATTGGAAAAGTTGACCCATCTGCTCACAATCTTGAACCAGAGTTCTCCAATTGGCTTCAAAACGCAGTTAATAATCGGTTCTTATACTTGAAGAAAGAAGTGCCAAGTTTGAAACTTTGGCATCTAAACGGTAGCGATAATCGCAAAACTGAAAAGCAATATTTAATTACTTTTTATGAAGCGTCTCAACCAACATTTGTTGAAAAAGCTCTCTCCAATCTACAGACAAAAACTTTATTTTGTGGAGACTATGCCGCAAATGCCTTTAGGAAAGAAGGTTGCGAAAACATCGCCTCATATAAACTTGGATTTGACCAAACCTTTCATGTCACTGGTAAAAAATACTTGCCAGAAAGAATTCACTTTGGACTCATGGGCAAGTTTGAAAATCGCAAACATACTGCTAAAATCATTCAAACTTGGCTAGAAAAATATGGTAATAATCCACGCTACTTGTTAAGTTGCTGCGTTACAAATCCATTCTTGCCGCATGAGCAAATGAAGCAGATTTATGATTCTGTTCTTGGAGGAAAGAGGTATAGCAACATCAACTTCTTGCCATTCCTTCAAACCAATGCGGAAGTCAATGATTTTCTCAATGCTATTGACATTGACCTCACTGGCTTGAGTGGAGCAGAAGGTTGGAACTTGCCAGCTTTCAATGCTACTTGTTTAGGTAAGTGGTCAATTGTCTTGAATGCAACCGCTCACAAAGATTGGGCCAATGAAACCAACACTATTCTTGTTGAACCTAATGGTATGATTCCAATTTATGATGGAGTTTTCTTCCGCGAAAATGACATGTATAATCAAGGAAATATGTGGAATTGGAGTAAGGAATCTGTGATTTCTGCGTTTGAAAGAGCAGAGCAAAAAGTTGGAACAGTTAACGAGGCTGGCATTCAACTCTCCAAAGAACTAACCTACGAAAACACTCTTAACCAAATCATCTCTCACCTATGAAAGAAGACCTAGTATTAGAAATCCAAGCGCCTGGATATAAGAAAAACGAAATTCAAATCGAATTCGATAACCGCTACTTAATCATTTCAGCAAATAGCGAAAAGTATGGTTCGAGTTATCTTGCAGAAACTATTCCTCAAGCTTATGAGATTACCAGCACTTCTGCTAAACTTGAAGATGGCATCCTAGAAATCAGGATTCCTCAAAAGCCAAAAGAAACAAGAGTTGTTCAAATTCAATAATAAGAAAAGCGGGTTGAAAAACCCGCTTTTTTGTTTTAAAATGGTTATGCCGCTATACTGCTATCGTAACCCGCAAACTGGTGAAGAGATTGAAATCATTCAAAGAATGAATGACATTCATGAATTCGTTGATTCAAATGGACTAAAATGGGACAGAGTGTTTTTTTCGCCCAATGCAAGCATTGATACAAAGATGGATGCTTTTAGTCAACAGAAGTTTGTAGAGCGCACAGCGGCCAAGAAAGGTTCTTATGGAGACTTGCTTAATTATAGCGCAGAAATGAGTGCTCAACGAGCAGAGAAAGCTGGCGGTGTTGACCCTGTTAAAAAGCAATACTTGGAAGACTATTCTAAAAAGAGAAATGGTGCAAAACACGCCTCAGAGCAACCTAAAACCATTGAGAGCAAAAACATTAAGGTCGAATTATGAACATCCCTAAGTTTACTGATAAGGGTTTTTATAAAACAAAAATTCCAGAAAAATCATGGCAAATGATTCAAGAGGTTTTGGCCAATCATATTAATGAGCGAGTTCCAGAATATTCTGATACCCTAAAGCCAGACTTAAAAGGGTGGATTAAATCAAGTCAATTTGAAGTTGCCACAGACCTACTTTGCTTGCAGAGATTTCCAGAACTTAAAAAACAAGTTATACTAGAAATGTATGATGCTCTTTCATCTTGGTCGGGTGCAAAACTAAACCCCAAAGGAATCATTTACGGCATTCGCTTCTATAAGAATGGGGCCACTTTAGGAATGCATGTGGATAAAAAAGAAACGCATCATATTAGTGTAAACATGAGCGTGGCATTAGATGGGCAACCTTGGCTATTTGACATTGTGGACCATTCTGGAGTTGAGCATCAAGTTTTAATAGAACCTGGAGAATGTGTTTATTATGAATCTGCTCTCTGTCTTCATGGACGTAAAACATCGTTTAACGGCAATTATTATGCCAACATGTATTGTCACTTCACACTAGAATAATGTTTTTTTCGGTCTATAAAACCATCTTTGTGCATATTCCTAAAACTGGAGGTTCCAGTTTAGAATTTGCTATTTGTAAAAAACATCTTCCAGAAAGCTCCAACTTAAACGAAGACTCTTATAAGATATTCACCATCAGAGGCGCAATGTGTTGCATAGAAAAAAACACGCCTCGCGGACACCCTCATAGTTATATTTCAGAGTATCACAAATTCTTACAGATTAATTCTTATTTAAAATTTACTGTATTAAGAAATCCATTTGATCAGGTTACTAGCCTATATAACCAGATGAAATCGTCCATGAAGATTCCTTCATTGGAGCACTTCATCTTATCAGATGAAAAGAACTCATTTCAGAATTTAAATCACTACATTAATCAATACGAATACACTCACCTTAATGGTGAATTAGCTATTGATAAAGTATTTGTTTTTGATCGTTACCATGAAGCGCAGGATTTTGTAGAAAAACAATTTGACTTAAAAATTGAAAGAGATAAAAAACTTTGGGCCACAACATATACTGGAGAGTCTTGGTCCAAAGAAATGAAGGATAAATTTACTTCTGTTCATTATCAATCTATTGCTTTATATCATAGATTTTTGAAACAGTAAATTTACTATCCTATATGAATCTCGCCTTCTACAAGCCAAATAGCAAAAATACTGGTTGCGCCTTTTCTTTCCAACTATCTTCCAAAGGACAACCAACCGTTTATGTAAACGGTATTCAACAATTCTCTTGGAATGAGCAAACAAAAAATGGATCATTTTCTGGCAACCAAAAGAACCCTGAAAAGACCATAGCCATTAAGCTCAACGAAAATGAGATTGGTGGATTGATTCATGCAATTCGCACTTATGGCGAATGGAAAGCTTTTCACTCATTTGAAGAAAATAAAACTCAAATCTCTTGGACTCGATACAAAAAGAAAGATGGCGCAGATGCCTTCTCATTCTCTGTTTCTCGCAACGGCAATCAAAAATTTGGCATGGGTGTAGAGCTTTCAGAAGCAGAAGCTCTAAGAGTGTTTCTTGAAACCTGCCTAGTTAAAATTTTTGAATCAAAAGCCCAAGCCTCAGAATAACATGAGAAAAAAAAGAATTCTATTTCATACTAATTTTTCGCGACTCTTTACTGGCTTCGGGAAAAATAATAAAAACATTTTACGCAAACTGCATGAAACTGGCAAATATGAACTCATAGAATTCGCTAATGGCTTGCCTTGGGATGCGCCAGATTGTAAGTTTCAACCTTGGCAGTGCTATGGTTCCATGCCAAATCCAAATGTCATGGCACAAATTAAGGGAGACGCTGGAAAAGAAAGAGCGGCCCATTATGGTGCTTACGGCATTGACAATGCTATTGAAAAATTAAAGCCAGATGTTTATCTTGGCATTGAAGATATTTGGGCCTTTAATGGTTTTTGTGACAAGCCTTGGTGGAATCACATCACATCAATCATTTGGACCACGCTAGATTCGCTTCCAATCCTTCCTGACGCTGTTGATGCAGCGCCAAAGGTCAAGAACTATCTTGTATGGGCCTCGTTCGCAGAAAAGGCTTTAAAAGAGATGGGATATGGCCATGTGAGAACACTCCCTGGAACTCTCGATGTCAACCAGTTCTATAACCTTGGTCCAAAAATTAAAAACGACCTGAGAAAAAAATTCAATATCAAAGACAACTTTGTTATTGGGTTTGTGTTTCGCAATCAGCTTAGAAAAAGCGTCCCAAATCTTTTAGATGGTTTTTGCGAATTCAAAGCAAAAAATCCAGAATCAAAACCCAAGCTATTGCTTCATACTCACTGGATGGAGGGATGGGATATTCCAAGACTCTTGAGAGAAAAGAATATTGATAATTCTGATATTTTAACAACATACTTCTGCAAGAATTGCCGCCAATACGAAATTAAGCCATATCAGGGCCAAGACTTGAACTGTCCATACTGCAAAGCTCAAAAAAGCGTTTCCACAACTAATATTGTTCATGGAGTCAATGAGACACAACTGAATGAGGTTTACAATCTCATGGATGTTTACTGTCATCCATTCACAAGTGGTGGTCAAGAAATTCCTGTTCAAGAAGCCAAGCTCGCTGAACTCATCACTTTGGTCACAAACTATTCTTGCGGCGAAGACTACTGCACAGATGAGAGTGGAGGCTTGCCCTTGGATTGGTCAGAGTATCGTGAGCCAGGAACTCAATTTATTAAGGCATCAACCAGTGCATTTAGCATTTGTAAACAATTAGAAAAAGTTTACAATATGAAGCCTGAAAAACGTGCTGAAATTGGCAAAAAGGCCAGAGATTTTGTAATCAATCATTGCTCTATTGAGGTTGTTTGCAAGCAATTAGAAGAGATGTTTGATAATGCGCCTTTTGTTGAAGATTGGAACATTCAAGAGAGATTTAAAAATCCTAACTATCAACCTCCAAATATTGAAGATAATTGTGAATGGATCATTGACTTATACAAGAATATTCTTGGAGAAACAGTTGATCGCAATCATCAAGGCTGCTTGCATTGGATTGAAAGGCTCAAATCAGACCTTAATAGAGAGCAAGTTTTAAATCATTTTAAAAATACTGCTGCTAAAATTGAACCCAAAACAATTGATATTGGAGATGTTTTGGATAAAGATGATGAAGGAAAAAGAATTGCTGTTGTTATGCCTCAATCTGCTGGTGACGTATTAATGGTGAATGCGTTGCTAGAAAATTTGCAAGAACTTTATCCAAATTATCATATTTATTTTATTACGCTGCCACAGTTTTTTGAGATTGTAGATGAGCATCCGTGCGTTCATAAAGTTTTACCATATTCGCCAATCTTTGACAATCTTCTTTTCTTAGAAGGGCAAGGCGAGCACAAAGGATATTTTGAACTAGCGTTCTTGCCTTTCGTCACCACACAAAGACATTTTACCTATCAACATAATGGAAAAGACCGAACTCAATTGCAATTTCATTAAAGAAGGATGCAAGACTTCACACTATGTCCCTAAAGGATGGGGATATGAAAAATGGTTAGTAAATCGCGATGATTATTGCGGCAAACTTCTTTTTCTTTTTAAAGGAAAAAAGCTTTCTTGGCATTACCACGAAAAGAAAACTGAAACCTTCTATGTGAACAAAGGCTCTGTTGTTCTTTATTATGGAACTGGCAACGATATAAATGCAGCTATCATGCAAGAGCTTTATGAAGGAGATATTTTTCATGTTCCAGTTGGTTTGCGGCATCGCCTATTAGCTTTGGAAAATTCAGAAATTATTGAGTTTTCCACTCACCATGAGGATAGCGATTCTATTCGCATTGAAAAAGGAGATTAATATGAGCCATTTAATACAAGAATACGCTAAAAGTTTAGGGGTAAAAATCGGCAAACCAATTTTCCCCACCCACTACATTCCTGTGATTGACGATAAATATATCACGGTTCATGTGGACAACAAAATTGATTCAAAATTTTACGAGTTCTTTCCAGAAGTTATTGAGCTTTTAAAGAATTTGCTGCGACCACTTGGATATAAAATTTATCAAATTGGTGGCGGCGACGATCCTCAGTTACCTCTTGTTGACAAAGCTTTCCTTGGTTTCTCCAGAAAGCAAACATCATACATTGTTAAAAATTCAAGCCTTCATTTGGGAATTGATAGTTTTCCTGTTCATCAAGCGAGCGCTTTTGATGTGCCAATTGTTGTTCTTTACTCTCACATTTATCCAAGCCATGCCAATCCGTATTGGAGCACTCCAAGCAAAGTTCGCATCTTAGAGGCTGATCGCGGTGGTCGTAAACCAAGCTACACTTATCACGAAAAGCCCAAATCAATCAATACCATTAAGCCAGAAGATGTTGTTAAAAATGTGTGTGAATTGTTAAATGTGCCATACACAAAAAGCATCAACACCAAATTCATTGGCGAACTTTATTCACAAGCTGTTGTTGAAATCATTCCAGACTTTTATGGCTTTGCCGAAGAATTAAAAAATAGACTCATCAATATCAGAATGGATTATTTTCATAATGAAAACAATCTACTTGCTTGGTGCTCAAACTATGCTTGCCACGTTATAGCGAGCCAACCAATTGAGACTAATCTTTTGGCTCAGTGCAAAAACAATATCAAAAAAATCACTTTTCAAATCCAAAACACAAAAGACTTTTCCAAAGAATATTTAGAATCAGTCAAGAACTTGGGTTTAGATATTTCTTGTTCAACTAAAAATAAAGAAGAGTTAGCAGAGATTCGCAATTTTTATTTTGATTTTAGAGTTGAGCTTGATGAACCGCCAAATCAAGAAAGAGTAAGTGAGCTATCTCAAATTCCAAATTTGAAATTTTTGACCAAAAAGGATATTTTTTCCAGCGGCAAGCGTTATCCTTCCAAAGCTCATGTTGATTGTGATCAAGTTTTTGTTGACAGAGCATCAGATGTGATCTATAATGAATCATTCTGGACAGATTTAGATCACTATTTTATTTATGAATCCTAACAAATACAAGCGTAACGAAATGGGCCTTATCGAAGGCGTTGAATATAAATTCAATGAAGACGGCTCAATTAACTGGCGAGCAATGATCAAACCAGAGCATTTATATCCTAACAAGGATTGGTTTGAAACTCGTAAAATGCAAATGCCAGATTCAATTGAAGGTCTTGGTGATCATCAGCTTCTTATTAAGCTTGCAGGCATCAAAGAACTAGCTCGTTTTCGTGGTCTTGAAACTGTTCGTTATACAATTAACACTGTATCTTCAAATTACGCAACAGCGGTTTGCGAAATTCGTTGGATGCCAAACTATGAAACAAATGGAATTTCCCAAATTTTTAGCAGCACCGCAAACGCCACGTTTGACAACTGTTCAGGCTTTGGCATTAAGTTTCTTGAGACTATCGCTGAAAATCGCGCTTTTGTTCGTGCTGTTCGCAATTATCTCAACATTCATATTGTTGGTGACGATGAAATTGATAAGTCTAAAAACAAGGTCGCTTATGAGGAAAGCGAAGCGATTGTTCAATCGCTAACACCACAGAACGCTCTCAAGAATGCGGCTAAACAAAATCTTGGCTGCGCAGATTTTGAAGCTTTCAAAAAGCATTTGAGAAAGATGTGGAAAGACGAAACCTATAAGAATGAAGAGGCTGCAAATTGGAACTCTTTCGAAGATATTCCAATCAAAGAAAGCCGTAAGCTATTGTCCCTTGTGACAAAATGATTGAAAAAGTCATATCTGCTCAGAAGTTTGAAAAAGCTTTCAGAGATTTAGAATCCATTTTCAAAGAGGAAAACTCCAAATATGGACACGCATATTTACCGATCAATCCTCAATGCGTCATTGATTCATTTGCTCATCCAGCATTACTAAATAATAATATTCACTGTTGGGCAAATTTTGAAAATGAAAAGGCAGACGGGATGATTCTATTCACGGATAGCATCCATCCCTTTTTGGCACAAAGAATGTTTATGGAATATTTTTGGATTAGTAAAAATCCCAAAACATCATTTGCATTATATCATCGAGCCGTTAAATTTGCCAAAGCCAAGGGCATCAAATACATCAACATGAACTGTGTCGAAAACTATCCCACTTCCAAAAGATTAAAGAAAATTTATCAAAAAATGGGTTTTAAAAAAGATTCAGAATCGTATATCAAAAGAATATGAGAAAAACAATCGCAAAACAACTTAGAGCAATCACTAACGCAGAAGATAACGCTATCAACAAAAGAGTTTATAGGCGTTTAAAGAAGCAATACAACAAGGTTCCAAAACATGCACGAAAAGACTTCATCGAAGCAACAAAGCAATTCTACGAATTGGTCCAAAAACAATCTAGGGAGCCTGTGGCTGAAACAGGGCAAGAATAGCAAATATCTATCTGGTAAGATAGTGCTGCAAGACTCAAACGGAGAAACAATCACTCAAAATATTATTGTTTTCAAAAACAAGTATAAAGAAAAAGACAATCATCCAGATTATGTAATCTTTAAACCTTTTGAGGCAAATCAAAACTGATTACATTTTATAATTAAATCTATCAAAGTCTTCTGCGTAAACTGATTGAACTATTTTTTTTAGTTCTTTCGTCCATTTAATATTTTTTTTCTCAATTGGTTTTCTTTCGAGTCCAAATTCTAGCGGACCATATTTAGAATTTAAATAGTCAAAACATTCATTTATTTTCTCGTAATGAAAGATTTTGATTCTGTCTTCATAACCTTTAACAAAGGAACCCTGAGTCTCTAAGTGACCATCAAAAATGTATTTTCTCTCTACTTGGTCCAAGTTTGGAATTAGTTTTATAAATTCTTTAAATGTTGCATGTTTGAGCTTGAATAGCCATTCGTTATTTTCAATATAGTTATATTCAGAAACCAATCTATCATAAGGGTTTCGAACAATTGTCAATAGTTCAAAATCGGCTAAGTCAATTTCATGTGATAGTTCTTCGCATGTCAAGTGCTGCGGACAAACGCAATAGTGTTTGAACTTATATTCATTATAGAAATTATTAATAGTTTTCATTCCCAAAGCTGTTTCAATTGTGGTTCCAGCAGTTTTAGGAATATGTATAAAAGCTAATTTTTTATCTTGACAAATAGGCATGAGAATATTCTTTGATGAAGTTTGATTTTGCGATTGGCTCCAAACAAGGACCGATGAAATGTATCAAAACATCCGATTCTTTTATTTCGGGATTATACCTAGATTTATTTTGATCTATGGCGGAATGAATTTTTACCTTGTTATTAAAAGTAATATATTCGGTTAAATTATAGTTGCAAAAATAGTAATTCATGAATGATTGCTCAAAAAAGTATTCGCTTGGCCATGATTTCATCAGCCAATTGACATTATAAAAATGCTCTTTCATTAATTCGCAGTTCATAAATAAAAACTGACCAGCATTAAATGGCATTTGTTGATTTTCACATATTCTCTTATAGAATGCATCATCTTTCACTATACCGTGATATTGACCCAAGTGAGAATCTAGTTTAATAATTTTTTCACTATATGCTGTATATAGCTTACCATTTTCTATTTCGAGATCAAATACTTCATTGATATTTTTAATAGCAATCACATCGCTATCTATAAAAAGAATTTTTGCGAATTCATTAACTTTATCAAAATCATAAATCTTCGTTTTATTTTTTGAGATTTCAACGCCGTCAGTTGAATCATCTACAGTGTGAAAATGATAGTTGATGCCCCTTAATCCGTCTAAATTTTTAATTTTAGATTGCCAAGATTCGGGGCATATAAATAAAAACTCAAAACTCTTTTCGCTTGTTAAACTCACAATCGAATTGATAGAGGTTTCTAATAAGCTTAGATAATTTAAATCTCCGCCAACAGCATAGTATATTAAATTTTTAGTTCCAACTGTTTCTTTTGAGCAGTTTTGAATTTTTGAGAAGCGAGCGTCTAGTATTTTTAAAACAGTTTTTTTGCCAAAATCACTATCATCATAAAAAGAGTTTTCATTCTTTCTTAAATAGAACTGAATGTTCTTAGGTTTTTGGCCATTAATCCATTCATATTTATCGCTTCTTCTAAATTTTTCAATTGACCCATCTTTGTATTCTAAGATCAAAACCAAAAATGCACATTTGTCAAATTCTTTCTTAGGCATTTGAAAATGATCTTGCCTAATTTTACTAGGGTCTAAAAATAAATCTTCATAATCATGATCGCTATACCATACTCTTAAAGAGGCTTTATTAATTTCTTTTAAGTTTAAATTCGCAAAAGGAATCAATTTTATCATTTTATGGATAAGCGGCTGGTTTAATTAGTTCAATAGCATCTATATTAGCTGCCCATCTAGTATTTTGACCGCTAACTCCGCTGCCAAAAATACAAAAAACATCACTATAACTTCCTGTATTAAAACTGCCCGTTACAGAAAAGACCGCTTTACCAGCGTTTTCTAAATCAGTTCCTATTGATTCAATATGATGGATTCTTTGGTATCCTGAATTAGATGCAAGAGTGCTAATAACTGCTTTTCTCATATATTGAGAAAGATTAGCATCTTCATCTACACCAAGAACTTTAACTGTAAGCATCATGACTTTATCGGTTTGGTTTTCTAAAATATTAAAATATAAACCCGCACCATCCATAGATAAAACTGAAACTCCAGAATTATAAGTGGTAGCGTTTAAAACAAACTGAATATTTTGACAATCTCCATCAGCACTAAATTTATCTGAACTGTAAGCCCTTGAACCATAACGATCAGCTTTAGAGTAGTATCCAGCAGCAATTGAATATGCCGCATTTGGAGTTGTGCTACAACCTATACCTGCCAAAATAGCCGAACACAAACCTCCAGCACTATTATTCTCTCCACCCAAACAAGATGCTGAATATCCACTAGAAGTATTATAGTAGCCCCCTAAAACAGAAGCGTAACTATTACTTGCTAAATTATTTTGACCACCGCCAATTGTGGCATAAGAACCAGAAGTGATATTACCTACCCCGCCCAAGATAGATTGCCAACTACCATCATCTGTTTTATTGTTCCATCCACCAGCAATTGTATTATGAGAACCAGTATTTAATACGTTACCTTGACCGCCACCAATCAAACCATAGCGAGAATTTCCAGAGTTTCCAGAACCACCAGCAATTGTTGGATAGTAATTTTGAACATAACTACCAAAAGAATTATTTTTACCAAAAAACCCAGTTTCAGTAATAAGCTTTCCGATAAAAGTTTTTTCTCCACTGATGGTTTGGTTTCCAGTTGCATAAACTACATCACCAATAGAAGCATTATCGGTAAATGAACCAGAAATTGTTTGCCCATTTCTAGGATATAAGAAAAGAGTTTTTGTTGTTGTGCCAGAAAATTGTAAGCCAGTAATTGATTGATTATATCCAGTAATTGCGCGACCACTAATATATAGGCCATCAGATTTTTTTAAATATGTTTGATCAATGTTTCCAGTAATTTCCTCATAGGGCAAAATAGTTTTCCATTGTCCAGACTTGACTAAATAAAGATTTTGTCCAGAGCTTCCTGTTTGGTAAATAAGTGCTCCATCTGAATTTGGAACATCAGCAGGTGAATTGTAGCCGCTAAAGAAATTACCCGTTCTCCGATCAAAGGATAGGGTTGGCGGAATACCATTGGTGTAAAATAATTGCTCTGGCGGAGAGAACAAATACCCGCTCGTTTCTTCTCCATAAACATAGCCAGTTCCAAAGTCGTCTTGGCCCACAAATTTATAGTAAACAAACTGATTGTTTGGAACTTCATTGGCAAAAATTGAAAAGCTTTGCGAAGAAGCGTTTTCCAAGAAATTGACTGTTTTCAATAATGTGAAACCAGATAATGAATATGGCGTTCCAGTGTTAGAACCAGTATAAACATCAATCCCTTTCGTAATATAATTTTCAACAGCATCAGCATCGAAATTAACTGTAAAATTAATTTGGCCGCTCAAAGGTGAACTGGTTAATTGTGTGATACCAGTTATTTCTTGAATAACAATTGTTGAACCGCTTGCTGGAGGAAGATTAAAAACTAATTGATCATTATTTCCATCAATAGAATAATCTCCAGAAAGTTCTTCAAAGCCATCAATAAATGCTCTATAGTTTGTTGATAAAAATCCCGTGTTTCCTGTTAATTCAACAATGTTCAAGAAAAATCCACTTGGTAAACTAAAGAAATTAATTTCTGGTGTTGGATTTGAAAATTTTATTTCATATTCACTTGTGGAAACTAAATTGCCACCAGAGTAAACTTGATAAAAGTCTCCACTATTCACATAACCAGTAATTGCAAAACCAGAAACATTTCCAGTTGGGAAATACTCCCAATTTAAAACTTGAGAAAGGCCAGAAGTCAATCCAGTAATGAATGGATTGGTTCTGCCAGTGACATCAAAACCTGTTAAGACCCCATCGCCAACATAATTCCATGTTGTTAAAACACTATTGACAATTCCAGAAGTTTGAGTTGAGAAATAATCTTCAACACCAACAAAATCAATATTAGCTGGTAAATGATAAACTGTTGCTAATACAGAGTTTTCAGAGCCTTGATTTCTTATGTTAAATAGCAATGAATAATATCTTTCTCCAGAAGGCAATCCAAAAAGTTCAGCATTTTTTGTTTGAGGAAAATTAAAAGATAAACTTGTTTGATTTGTTGCAAAACCCGAAGCAATTAAATGTGATGGAGCAGTGGCAGGCGTAGCTCCAGTGGAAAGCAGAGAAGCTTTGTATGAGAAATTGTAATTGGCAAAGCCTTGATTTTGCGCTAACTGTAAATCGCTTGTGATTTCATTGTCATAAATATCCTTGTATTGAAAATTAAAAGACGAGTCTTTGAATCTTGAATAGTAGAAACTCTCTCCCGTGCCTTTGGACGTTGCTGATGGATAAAAACCAACTGGAAACGGTGGCGCTGGAGGCGCTGGCGGAATAATTGGCGGCGGTGTAGGCGAAGGCGGTGTAGGCGAAGGCGGTGTAGGCGAAGGCGGTGGCGGTGTAGGAGGCGGTGTAGGCGGCGGTGTAGGCGGAGACGGCGGTGAAGGCGTTGGTGATGGTGGTGAAGGTGGCGGTGAAGGCGGTGGAGTTGGGCAATCATAAGGATATGATATGCCGTTAGAATAAAATAAAGAATTAAATTCTCCATAAAAACGCGAAGATAAAGCAGAGTCAAAATAAGCAATATCAGTTGAAACCCATGTGGGGTTTTCAGTATAAAGACCTACTGTATTACCACTACAATCTTGACCAGTATGAAAATAAGAAGGCATAGAGTTATTTATTAATTACGAATCCTTGAATGATTCCGTTTGTTCTTACTGGAGCCACATAAGATACAACAGATAGCGATCTGGATGCGGTTGCTGATATTGGGTTTGGATATGAACCAGTGTTTCTGGCAGTTACTTTGAGAGTAAAGGTTCCAACTTCTGTTTGGTCTTCAAAAATAGCAGAGTTGCCAGTTACAGTTTGTTTGATGCTTTTAAATTTTGGAGTAATTAATTCAACATTATAGGCGTTTGCACCATTAACAGGCAACCAACTTCCAGACAAATCTGCTGTATCTGTTTGCATGTCCCAATTGCCAGTTCTCAATGTTAAAATTCTTGGGAATCCCAAGTCATACACATATTTATTTTGCAACAATTCTCCCTGACCCTCGCTGACCGCTGTATTTCTAGCTGGTGGGAAAGCAGAGAAGAAGTCTTGCATTAAGCCAGTTTCGCCTTGCTCAATCTCTGCAAATTTACCAGTGTCAAACTTTGAAGCAATGACCTCATATTCGTTGAGGTTTAGCTCTTTGATTGATTGAATTTTATAGATTTGTTGTTTAGTGTTGGCGATTGTAATAGAGCAAGGTGTTCCAGCGCGAACTTGCTGCAACAATGGATAGCCAGAACATCCAGTATCAATAAAGAACTTTGAACCATAATCCAATGCTGGAGAAGAGTCCATGACTTGAGTTCCAGTTGTTTGAAGCGTTACTCTGATTGGAACATCTGTTTGATAGAGTTCAGAAACGCTTAACTTGGTTGGAGACTTTGCCAAATTATAAAAGTCATTAGACTGATATTTACCAGTTGGAATCAGAACAGAAATTTCTCCCGTTAGTCCAGAAGAACTAAAATCAGACGATTTAAGAGAAACATTAGTATATATAGAATTATTAATTGGATCAACATCTAAAACTCGGCCCACATGATTTTTAAGGGTTTTAACATTATCATTGATTGAGATCAAATCTCCTGGTCGGCACAAGAGAGTTTCCAAGTTGCCAACAAAGGCCACGTTTTCGTCTTCATTAATGGTTGAGTAGATGATGTGTTCACCAAGGCGTTTGGCGTGAGCGCGGCTAGTAATGCCAAAAGTTTGTGCCGAGGTTCTCAAAATACCGCGAGTTTTAATGTCATCAGGGTCTTCTACATATTCAATTTTCTGCTTGAACAAGTCGTCGCGATCCAAATAAGTCACTTCAATAACATTATATTGCAAATCTCGACGCTCATTTGAGTAGTTGAACATGCCATCTTTCACATTCGAATTATTAAAGAAGGCCATGATTGGCTTGAGCCTATCGTTTGTGAAGTTGATTTCTGAGTTTGTATAGAACATGTTGCCTCTAAAGCAAGCCACTAGAGACTTCAATGATTCAAACACATTGGTTTTATCAGCAATCACACCGTTAAAGGCATATCTTGGCTCTAGTCCGCCATCAGCAGCAGGAACGCCAACAAATACGCCATTAGTATCAACACCATCACAATAGCGGCCAATCTTATAAAGCTCCCAATAGTTAACCTCAGATGGCGAAATAAAGTTGCCTAATCCATATCTACGATTGATTAGAATATCAAAAAGAACCCAAACAGGATTATCGGTCCATGCTAGTTTAAATGTTCCATCCCAATTGCCTTTATAAATTATTTTTTCATCGCTAGAATTGCTTAGGCTATTAAATGAAGCCAAATTTTTTCCAAGAACATATCTTTTATCTTGGCCATTTGCTTTGAGTGGAAAGTAATTACTTGGAACGAAAACCTTCTTAAATCTCGCATCATAACTGCGAGCAGGAATTGAATTAAATGTTCGTGCATCCAATTTTAAACCACAAATGGTTGAGTATGGATAAGAGAATGGAATGTTAATAATTTCAGTAATTTTTTTCAAATAAATTTCGCGACGAATAAGTGAAGAATAAGATTCCGCAGTTGTTCTATAAACTCTCACAAATCTATTCTTATTAACCACATAAGGAGGAAGTGAAATTGGCTTTGCAATATTTTCACTTCCAAGAATAAAACGGCTATATTCTTGAATAGCGGCAGCATTTTCTTCTCGACCAACATCAATTGATGCGGCAGAACCATTTACTAAACCTCTAGCTTGATAAAGTCTTGACGTAAATATCTCTTCTTCGCCATTTAAAGTTTGATAACCTGTTTCAATTTTAAATTCAATAATGGAAGGTATGTTTGTTCCAGCTTCAACACTTTGATTAACACCATCAGCTTTTAATAAAGTCATATTACCTTGTGCGGTGTCTGTTAAAGAAGTAATCTGCAAAGATGCAAAAACCTGATCAACATTTGGGTTTAAAACAATATGAGTAATTCTTGAGGCTGGTTCAGCCAAGTATTTCACATAGTTCCTATTCCAATCACTATAATTTTCAACCGCTCCATTAGCCAAACGAGCATCATTTCCGCCTTCATTATAATAAGAAACCTCCAATAATACCCTACAAAGGATTGTAAATAACCAAGGCCATCCATTAGTGGGTTTTACGTTTCCAGGACTTAAAATTAAATTAAGACTAGGCGCAAAGTTTACTGTTGCATCTTTAATAAAAACCGTATCTGACAATAAAATGTCAAATTGAGTGGGCGTAACTCCAGAAAAATTAACAGTTTTTAAAAAACATTTGGTAGTTTTATTAAAACTAATAGTTAAAGTGCCAACTTGTAAGCCGTTAGGGTAAAGTTGACTTGCGTTTGGGTAAAAAAAATTAAATACCACAGAAATTAAAGACCCAACCAGTTGAATTTTATTAAAATTAAACGTCATATTTCCAGTGGAAAAATTTGCACGGCCTATAATTGCATTTACTGCACTTTTTAAAGATTCATCATTAGCGACATTGAAAAGGCCCGAATGCAAATTTTTATACTCATTCAGTTCTTGATCAGAGATAATTTTTGTTGTGTAAGCTCCATAAGTAAAATCAGATATGAGTCCACTTCTTCCAGCAGCAGAATTTGCATTATATCTTGAGTCAACTACAGTAGAATCTGAATTTAAAAGTGTTAAAACTGGTTTACTTATATCAAATGGACCCCTTAGTTTAGAGTTAAATTCTGTATCTAAATAAGTTTTATTAAACAATGATAGTGGTTTTTGAAGATCAACACCATCTCTGAATTCGAATGTAGCATTTGCATAATTAAATTTTGCCGAAGTGTTTAATAGTTTAACTGATTTTATGTAATTAATAATCGCTGAAACACCATTCTCAAGAACAAAACCGTTTCTTTGATAAAAGAAAACATAAAAATCACCTTTGACTAAGGTGCTGCCACTAATTGTTTGAAAAAAACAAGTGTTTAGTTTCTTTTTAGGAGAAAGGATTTTTTTGTTTTGAAGTTCTGTTGGCTCCAAATCATAGTAAATTTGATTGTATATATCTTCTGATAAAACAATTAAATCATCAATTGAATGAGCATAATTACTAGCTGTAACACTTGCATTTAAAGAAATTTTTAGCGCCAAAAATGGATAATCGCTTGAAAAATACTCTGGAAAATCTGGCAATAGATAAGCCAAAACTTCTGCTTGAGAAGTGAAATTAAATTGCGCCCTTAGCAATCTCAATTGTTTAAATATAGAATTGCTGTAACCCATTGTTGACATACTGGCGTATGCCGTCTCAATATTTTGAATTGATTGTCGGATTGAACTTGCTATCTGGTCTTTTTTGGACAAAACACTAAAAGAGACACTGTTATTTGAGTTGGAGCCTATCAAATCATTTAAATTAGAAACAGAAGTTTCTATAAACTGATTGTTTGAATAAAACTTATTTTGAAAAGCTGAACCAATAAAACCCAAATCATAACTTTGAATTACGGTTGAAGATTCGCTATCAACAGTTTGTCGCACAACAACATCTTGTAAGTAAATACCTTCAAATAAGCGAATATTATCAATATATTCCCCGTTTGGACTAACTAATCCATCAATTTCTCCATCAGAAATGAGATCAATATTTTCAACATAATCGTATGAAGATATAGCTTGCAAATCGCCCAATCTTGGCGGCTTGAAAGTGGGCGGGGGAGGTGGTGGTGGAGCACCACCACCACCACCGCCGCCGCCAACAATGCCTTTGATATATTTTTTAGAAAAATGACTCATTTTAATATTGTGGGTTGCTCAAAACCGAATCCGCACTATCAATAATAGCAACTTCGTTGGCAGATTTTTTAGTTGTTGAATTTAAGAATTCGTCTGTTAAAGTGAGTGTGAGTGGGAAAGATTTGATGGAACTTTGAACAACAAAAGAGCCAACCTTTAATCGCCCATAAACAAGAGGAACTGGATTGCCTTGCTCGGTAATATTCTCTCGATTGGAGAAAGATAAAGATTTAGAACTAGCAGATGAAACTCCTTCTGCTCCAGGGATTTGAGGATACTGTTGTTTACCAGCTTGAACATAGGAATATACGGCAGAAGCGATAGAGATAACAAGGGAGATTGCAACAATCCACATCGTAGGGGTGCTGCCAATAATAGCTGGAACAAAATCAATTTTTTTTATTCTATCTCTTTTAAAAAAAGAATCTCCTTGTACCCACTGATTGTCTGCGACAATCGTATAAACGATATTTTTCTTTAGCAGGTCTTTAAGGTCTTTTGAGAAATTTTCATAGTTAGCTTCTAAAGCGCGGACTATATCTCTAGGCTCCTTGATTGCAAATCTATGCAATCGCCCATATTTTTTACCTAAAATACCGTGTAGATGAATTTCTGTCATAAGAAGCCTTTTACCTTATTAAGAGTATTTACATCAACTTCATGCTCTTTTGGCTCATAAATTGCAAATTTCTTAGTTTGGAGTGAGTAAATAATAGACGGCAAGCAAGTGGCTTCTGAATTTGCGATGTCCATTTCTGAAAAAGACTCGTTTCCATCAGGGTGAGAGTGAATCAATGAAATAAATTCGTTTTCGTTTTTGAACTTCAAATAGTCCAAAGGATCAACGCAAAAAAACTGTTTTGGATTTGGGGAGCGATTGCTGACAAACTGAACAATATAGTCTTTGCCCTTTTTACCTACGAAGCCGCAGCATTCTAGTGCAAAATACCTATCGCAATGCTCGCGAACAGACTCCAGAACTTTTTTAAAGCTTTTATTTTTGACGATAGGATTGTCCATATTGATAATTGTCTGTAGCTGGAAAACCCCCAAATGGCAGATAAAATGCGCCTAAACTAGCTGTTTGAGTGCTAGGAACTGGATTATAAACAGAGCCAGTAACAGTTTGAGAGCCAGAAATACCGCTATAGGAGAGGGTGGAATTATAAAACCGCTTTTTGCAAGCTCCAATAGACTTGGAGCAACCATCTTTTTCCCAAGGAGCATCATCAAGTCCAGGCATGTTGTTTTCTGTTGCTATATGTGTTTGCGTGCAAACATACCAAGTTCTAAACGGGTCTTTCGGAGTAGAAACATAAACAATCATTCCTGGATTGTAGGTCACATTATAGGTCCACTCATTAATACTGCTTTGAAAATTAAAGCTGCCAGTTGGAACATAAGTGAATGGCGTGTCATCTTCTTGACAAACTGGAGCGCCAAAATAGTGACACCCCAATCCGCGATACTGCCAATAGCAGTACCTTCCCATCACCAATCTCCCAGGGATGGTAAAGTTTTCCAAGTCAAATGGAGCAGTCAATTCAAACTCCACAAGAGACTTATTCTCTTGCATTTTTTGAGAAATTACATAAGAGTCGCGAGAGATTTCCGAATTTGGGTCTGCAACTCCATAAGGATTAATGCCTCCTTCAAAATTTACATCGTCAATGTATTTGACAAAGATTTTAATTCTTTCTAGTTTTGCAAATTTAAAATCGTTTTTTCGACGCAAAATCTGACTAATCATCAACTGTTCATTGCTGATTCTAATCTTTGGACGACTGATTCGATTAAAAATATTTGTTTCAAAGTCCTCAACTTCAACTGCCAAAGGCACATAAGCAATGTTATTCAACACAATCTTGCCTTGTAATCCATTAGAGCATGGATGGAACGGGAAGAAAGAGTCAGGCTCATTAACCGTATCGTAATAGATTTTGTAAAACTCTAAAACGGCTGTTGGCTCTAAATCAAGTAAGTCTTTAGAAACTTTGTTGTTAATGGGCATGACTAAAAATAATAACAGTTCAAACTATAAATTACACGAATTTTTGGGAAGTGAGGACGAAAGGCAAAAACTGCTGCTTGTTTACTTGGAATTCTTTAATCGTTCCAAGCCTTTAGATTTCAAATCTAAAACTCTTTCTGAGCAAAACGGCAAATATCTAAAGCACTTTCAATACTTAACTGACGAAACAAAAATCTTCTTTGGTTGTCAAAATGATAGATTTCTTGGGTTCATATCTTTCGATATTGATTTAAAAACATTGGAAATTCCAAGCAGCATAGCTCACGTTATAAAACCAGAACAAACATGCGAATTTGTTTTTGCCGCTTCAAGAAATTTTGATTGGAAACTTTTCCGCGAAGCTGTTTTTGATGTTTTTCAGTTGATTAAGACCAAATATAATGTAAAATATATAGCTGGAAACGTGCGCAGAAAACACAAAAAAAGACAATTCATTGCAATTGCCCAAAAACTTTTTAAATTTAAAACCATAGAAGACTTCGCATATTATGAAATACCGTAATCAGTTTGACTACAATGGCCAATGTTCTGATTCAGGATACTCTGCCGAAACTCTTTTTTCAGAAATGGCTGAAAAACGAGGCTGGAAAGTCTCAAAAGCAGATCGCAAACAACAACTTTCTCATGTTGATGTTTATTTAGACCACAAAAAACACGGCACTGTTTCTTTTGATGTTAAAGCTCAAAAGAAAGTGAAACGCACAGACTCAAATACAAACGATAAATATTTGTGGGTAGAGTTCGCGAATGTGGCTGGCAAAGAGGGCTGGCTTCGCGGCAGTGCTGATTTGATTGCTTTTGAACAAGAGAAGAATTTCTTAATTGTAAGGAGACAAGCTCTGTTAGATTTTTGCGAAAAGAATGTTGATTTTTCTGACAAGGTGGACAAGTCAAGCGAGGCAGTTTATCGCATTTATCAGCGCAAAGGCCGAAAAGACGAGATTTCACTGATTCCCATCAAAGATATTAGGGAGCATTTATCTTATTCTCTTTGGAAAAAGCCATGATAGAGTTTTCTCCATGTTCTCAAAAATGGATTTGGAATGTTATTGCTATTCGCAATCCTAGATGCGGATCAACGTCTCTTTGGGAACATTGTGGTGATTTTAACTTAATAAAAAAATACGAAAAAATATTTGATGATGTTTTGATAAAAAATAAAACTTATAATGGCATTTTTCGCTGCAATCACGCTAAATCTCAAGAAGTCTTCAATATATTAGGGTCGAGAGTTAGGGAATATTTGTCATTTGTTTCTATTAGAAATCCTTGGGACCGTATTGTTTCAATGTATCATGGAATACATAAAATAGACCTCATAACTTTGGAAAAGGTTAAAAAGATTTATAATATACAAGATCAGCAGCTAGATAATTTCGAAAATTTTTGCCTTCTATTAAAAAAATTTTTTGATGATGGTAATAAACATTTCATGTTTATCCAGAATCAAGTAGAGTGGATTGAGGGAGATTTTAAACCCAATTACATTCTTATATTTGAAAATTTACAAGAGGATTTCAAAGAAATGATTGATTCTCACAATATTAAACATATATCAAATCAACTTTTGCATACCAACGAATCAGCACATAGAAAAAACTACCATTATTATTACAATAATAAAACAAAAAAGATAGTTGAAAAAATCTTTGAAAAAGACATTGACACATTCAAATATACCTATTAAGGTAAGATATGACTGGTAAAATTAAAATCATTGGCGCAAACAATCAAGCTCATCTTGATTGGATGGAAAAAGAATTTGAGAACTGCACAATTGAACACGCTGGCGGAACTGCGGCAGTTCACAGCGTTAAAGTTCCAGATCGAGGCGAGTTTCCTTTTGAACTTTACAAAACTATTGTTATTCAAGACCGCATCATATTTGAGGGCTACGCTCATTTTGAAGATAATCTTGGCCGTTTAGCAATTGAATTCTTTCCTAAGCCTATTGAGGTTGACCCAAACAATGAAGTATTTAATTATTGATTCTCATAAAGGTTCTCTAAAAGAGCCTCAAAATCTTCACTGGTTGAACGCTAAGAAGATCAAAGACTTTTTGATTCAAAGCGGTCATGAGGCTGACCTCATTTGGAGTTATCCAACTGTGAATGACAACATTAAAAGCGGTTATGATCGAATTATCTTTAATCATGCAAGCCACTATTCTTATGTTGACTACGCTTGGCTAAAGGCTAGTCCAGAAGCGCGAATCTTCTACATCACCAATGAATATAATCTTGGCGAACCAAGAGCATTGTGGATGGGAGTTAAAGAAGGTCGCCGTTACGAAGTTATCGCTAATCATGGTGGTAGTATTTCTAAAATTGTAGAAAAATATTTAGATAGTTGGCATTTTGTTAATCTTAATTGCTTGGTTTTTGACCCCAAAGAAACAACTAATCCTAAAGAAGGATGCATTTATTATGGTTCTTTTCGCAAGAATCGCGAAGTCTCATTCCGTAAATATTTAAAAGGCAAAGTAACTGTTTCAACACACCAAAAAAACCGTGAAAAATTTAACGCAATTGAGGTCAACGGCCCATTCATTGATCGAATCAACTGGTCAAAAGAAGGACTCTCTGCTTTCTACTCTAGTCTCTACATTGAGGATGAGATTAACCATGTCAACTATAATTGTTTGGCTAACCGATTCTATGAAGCTCTCAATTATAGCGTTCTTACTCTATTCGATTATGAGTGTAAAAACACCATTGCCATGTCTGGTTATGACGTACCTCCTTATTGCATTATTGGTAATGAGCAAGAACTCGCACTAAAAACTCAATTTCAAATGCCAGAAATTCGCGACTATTGTTTGCGAGTCTGGAAAGAAAAAGCAGCAGAAGAGGTAAAAGAAACCTTGACAAAAATCCTTCTCATTGTAGAATAGTTAACAACAACACAACCACAAACAAATAAAAAATAAATAAAACCTATGAGCAACACCATTGCCAAGGCAATTGAAAAAAGCGGACCCGAACAGATTGACCTCTGTTGGGCAATCCTCAAGTATAAGGAAATCGGCGTTCTTCGCAAAGTCAAAGCCCTTTGTTCGGCATTTGGTTTGGACTTGGAACAAGTAGTGTCCGAGCTTCCAAAAGAAGAAAATGGTCGCATCATTGATTGGGAAACCCGTCACATGATTCACGACTCCCTTATCAAGATGACCAAAATCAACAAGCAATAACATGGAAAACAAATCAGGCGTTAAGTGGTATTCAGTTTATAGTCAAAAGGGCGAGCATCAAGCCTCTTATGATCAGTATTTCTCTGATGCGTATGTTTGGGCCTTAGATTGTGCCAAACATATTGGTGGCTACATTTGCGAGTGCGAGGTTGGCCAAGAGGAAAAAGTGATTTTCAATGCTCTCAAAAAGCAGCCGTGAAAATATTGGACGCAATTCCTTTGTTATTGCAGCTTGCGGTTGAATACTTCAAGTTGCGTAATAAATCCTTTCTTTTCGATATTTTGGAGAAGTTTGACAACAGGATTGATAAACTAACCTCTCAAAGAAATCAAGCGCGTCAAATACCCACTCCCGAAGGCCAGAAAAGAGCCACTGAATTCGATGAAGAAATTATTGAAGAGCAGCAAAAAATGCACATCTTCTTACAAGATTTAAAAAAATGAAAAAGACTATTCTAGCATTAATGATTTGCGGATGCTGCCAAAAATATATTCCCGAAAGGAATTTGGAACAGCAGCCTCCAGAGCTTTTCATTCCGCCAAATACAAGCGTAGCCACCACTCAAGGAGTCTATACCACTGGTAAAGACATTGAAATCTGGCACTCTCACAAGAAATACTCTTCTTTGCAAGACGAGCTTTCCAAATTCAGGCCACTAAACTAAAGAAATAATGAGCGAACTACAAGAACGTCAACTCTCTGATTGGAACAACAGCAAAAGCTGGAATGCATTTTTTGAACAATTTAATGAGTATTTAAAGTCTCTAGCTCAATCGTATAAGCTGCCATCACAAGATGTTGATGATGTTGTTCAAGAGGTTTTCATTTCAATGGCGAATTACTTTCGCGAAAATAAGTTCGACTCGTCAAAGGGAAACATTTATTCTTGGGTCACAACATTTGCCAAGTGGAGAATGGTTGACATTATTCGCCGCAATCAACGCCAGCACAAGCATGTTACAACTGGCGACGATCTTCTCATGGAAATGCAGCCAGACGAGAATCAAGACCTTGATGCAAAACTTGAGAATAATTATCAGCAAAAACTCTTTGTTCAAGCTTTGAAAAATCTTGGCAAAGCTCACAAGAGCAAAGACTATATGATTTTTTGCGATATGCATTTTAACCAACTAAATAATGATCAGTTGATGAAGAAATACAAAGTGAACTGTGGCACAGTTTACATTGCTAAACACCGCATGATCAAAAAAATCAAAGAGGAAGTCAGCAGAATCCTCTGCGAAGAGCCAAACTACTAATGCAATTTAAAAAAGGCGTTTCAACAGAGAAGGTAGAGTTAGGAAACTGGCGCGGAGAAACTGCTGTTTTTAAATACCTAAAAACAGATGGCAAATTCATAAAAGAACTAGATGCTTACAAAATACTGGAGTCTTGCGAGTTTGTGCCAAAATTATTGGCAAGTTCCATAGATGATAGAGTGATTGTGACTAAATATGTTGGCCAATCGTTAAATTTAAAATACCTTCCACCAGAGAGAAAAAAGTTTAAAACTCAAATCCAAAATATGAATCATGAATTAGTTCATGTTTATGGAATTCATCACAATGACATTCGGTGGAAAAATGTGGTAGAGTCTGATGACGGCAAATTGTTTTTAATTGATTTTGAATCTTGGACCTCAACAGAAAAAGGCTCCAAAGAGCGCGACCCTGAAAAAATCTTATCTTGACAAAGGGCAAGCATGGGTTACTGTTTAATATGAACCTATCCCTTTGCTGCATCTCAAAAACATTGTCTGATAACGGGCAGAGCTTTCGCTCTATGACTTACACGCAGTTTGCCAAGCTGCCATTCAACGCTGCTATCAGCGAGCTTTCCGAGCGCATCTTGCACAATTTCAAGATGACGCTCAATACTATTCGCTTCTGTCAGCTTAACAACATTCAAGGCTATCGCTTGTCCTCTTCTCTTGCTCCAGTATTGACGCACAAGAACGTCAATATGCGCATTGCAGACTTGCCCAATATCGCTGCTATCCGTAGTGTTTGCGACTCTATCAAGCAGCTTTTGACGCAGCATCCTCTTCGCTTGTCTGCTCATCCTAGCGAATACATCACACTATCGTCTGACAATCCAGAATGCATCAATAACAGCATCCTTGACCTACAGCAGCACGCAGAAGTGTTTGACTTGCTTGGTCTTCCTCAAGACTATCGTTCGCCGCTCAACATACATGTTAGACAGGATGGCGACCCTCAAACCATTGCAGACAAGGTATTGCGCGTTTACGATCAACTGCCAGACAATATTCGCCAACGCCTTGTGCTTGAGAACAATGACAATGCCAAAGGTGTTTGGGGCATCAAGAATCTTGTCAAGTATTTCTACGGTTCTCGCAACATCCCCATCACTTACGACTCTTTGCATCACAGCATCTTGCATGACAATCTAGCAGCAGAGGAAGCATTCAATCTTGCTTACGAAACTTGGCCAACTACTCCATTGTTTCACTACAGCGAAGGCATTGATGGTACTCGTAAACATGCTGACATGCCAGTTTCAGTTCCCAACAACTATGGCCGTGATGTTTATTTTGATGTGGAACTCAAACACAAATGCCAAGCTATTTTCCGCATTCGTGAGTTGACAAAGCAAGCAATCCCTGCATAATATAAGCATGAAAAACAAATTTTGGTACCCTGTTCCAGCTTCTCAAACATGGGAGGGTTGGGAAACTTGGCGCAAAAACACCAAGAAACAATATCCAATTCAGTATTGGATGCGCGAAACTGCGCCTCATTGGTTCTCAATTCATATCAAATGGCCATGTCGAGAACTATATTGGAAAGTTTATCGCTTTTTCAAGCCATGTCATAAGGATATTCGCAAGGTTATTCCTCGTCAGTGGAGCGACATCTCTAATTTAATTGTTGAGGTTAATTTTGCCATGATTCTTTCGTTTAAGAAAGAGGCTGAATCTTCTTTCGTAGATTGGGATGGCACACCCGAACATCGCAAATTCAAGAACTGGCTTGATTCCGCTGTTCATTGGATTGAAGAAGGCAGGCCAAATTGTGAAGCGCAGCGAGACGTTTTGTATCCTCCACATCCTCTGCCGCCAGAATTAAAAAATAAAACTTATGATGAACTTTATGGTGAACTTAATAAAGTTGAAGCACTGATTGCTCAAACAGACACTAGCATTCTCAAACAAATGGTTGAATACCGCGATTACTTTTGGACATGAAAATCAATAGAGAAAAACTATACGAACTTTATCTACAAGCAATGGATGAAATTCTTGACGAGTGCGATTGGAAAACGCATTTCACTGCACAAGAATGCGTATATCTTGTATCGAGAGTTTTAGAACAAAACCCCGAACTAATTAAAAATGACTAATAAAGTTGAACTCATTGGATTCTATGGTAGCGACGAGATTCATGCATGTTCTGCTTGGACATCCACTAGCCGCGACATCACAGAAGAAAAGCGCGAACGCATTCCTAAGCTTTTGAAGATGCTTGCAGAACAGGGGCATCATACTCCCTTCGAAAAAAGCAGCCTGCATTTTCTTGTGGATTGCGACATTGCTTCTCACATCCACCTACTTAAACACCGTATTGGTGTTTCGATCAATGGAGAAAGTGCTAGGTACAAAGAACTGAAAGAAGATAAGTTTTATATTCCTGATGATTGGGCTGCATTAGATGGTCATAGTGGTGAGGAATGGGGCTGTCCTTGGACAAATTTTTCTGTTGATAGTTGGGCAGAAACACTTCAAAAGTTTACCGAAGAAGGTAATGCATTATACCATCAGTGCCTCAAAGAGCTTGAACCCGTTCTTGGTCGCAAACGCGCAAAAGAATCTGCTCGCTTCTTCAAGACTTACAATTCGCAAATTCAAGCTGATGTGATGTTCAATTGGCGCAGCTTCCATCATTTCTTAGAGCTTCGCAACAAACCAGAGGCGCAGAAAGAAATTCGCGATATTGCAGAATATATGCTTCTTCTTGTAAAATATATTGAAGGCAACCCCTTCAAATACACACTTGACGCTTTTGGATATTAGTCTATATTGCAGCATGAATACAATCAACCACTACACAGACTTTGCCAATGCTGAAAAATATGCTAAAAATTATGACGCAGTAGTTTCTCTTGGTCATTTTCTTCCTGAAAGATTTCGTGAAGGGAAAAAATATCTGTTTTTAGATTTTGAAGACGAAACCTTTGCCTCTATTAATATAGACCCAACTAATGCAAAATATGCTCCCCAAGAATCCCATATACAAAAGTTTTTGGATTTCATTCGCGATTTGTATCCTATTGACAAGTTGTTGGTTCATTGTTTTGCTGGATACAGCCGCAGCCCAGCAGCAGTCGCAATCGCAAAATGCGAGCGTGATAGAAAAAGCCTTGACATCGCTCTACAAGAGTTGTATGATGCAAGGATTCCAGACAAATTGAAGCCACATCCAAACGATGTAATACTTCATCAATACACAATGATTCGATGAAACTACTAGGATTTACAAACGGCAAACAAATTGTAGCGTCAATTGCACGTCATGACTACAATAGTCTTGGCGAGGGAACTGAATACATTATGGCTGATGGTGGCCAACCGAACATTGGAGACTCAGCAGGTTACAATAGGAAACATGGCAAACGAGTTTGGTTCGAGGTTCTTCAAACTTTTGCCGAACTCTACAATGATTGGAACCAGTCACTTAATAAACCAAGAAAATATGGAACTTGGAACTATAATGAAGTAAAAATCCTAACGCCAGAAGAGGTTCCCAATACTGAAAGTTTTGAGTGGCAAGCTGAAAACGCTATTTGGGGAACGTGTGGAATTAATGGCGATCAACCAACTTCTTATATTATGCTGAAAGACTGTTCGCCTGAACATTTAATAAACATTAAAGAACTGTGCGAAAAGCGCGAAAACAATTCACTACTAAAAATAGTCAATTTTTGGGTCAGCCAAAAGTGTAAAGAATAGTATGATTAATTGGATTATCACTCATCAACTTGACATCTTTCATGCAGTTACAGCCACGATTGCGGCCTTTGCTGCAATTGCAGCTTTGACTCCAACTCCGAAAGACGACACTTGGGCAGGCAAGCTCTACAAGATTGTGGATTGGCTCGCTCTCAATGTTGGCAAAGCCAAGGATAAATAATACCCCTCTTATAGACTTCGGTTTATAGGACGCAGAGCGGCTCTATTTTGAGCCGCTCTTGCATTTTTTGTCATAGCGCTGAAAAAGCTCAAAATACTCTTCTGATAAGTTTTCAAACTTACTAAGGATTTTTTGCGGGAAATTCCTATAGAAGCATTTGTTTTTAATCTCTATAGTTTCAGAAATCCACTTGCGCGATTGCGCCATATACAAGTAGGAAAACATGTAAGCATTAGCAGACTGAGCATAAGTTTCGGGCGAAATAATGTGCGACCATCTCCTTTTTATTTTTTTGATGGACCGTCTCTCACAGTCAGACTCAAGAGCAATCACATGTTTGGCTGTTTCTGTGGGATTTTTAATGTTTTTAATCTTGAGCAACCAATCAAAAAAGCTATTAAAATTGCGCGAAACTTTCTGATTGTGCCATATAGACTGACGGTTTAGCCACTGATCAAAGTGGGAATCTTCGTGAACAAGAGTGGCAATGACCCATTTTAAAGGTTTATTTACTGCAATAGCTAGTTCCTTGGGAGAATCAGAGAAGAAACCGCCACAACTTCCGCCTCCAGAATAAACAACAGAACCGCTGGAAACTCTAAACTTGACTCCGTGTTTTGCGCACTTTTCGTTGATTTCTTGAAAATAGTCCTGCACATCTTTGGGAAAAGAGTTTAAGATGGCGCGAGCTTTCCTGTCTATTTTCACAGAAATATTTACACCTTGGAGCCGTACTTCTTGCATGAAAAAGACCAGTTTTGACGATTCTTGGAAATTTTGGATTTGGGACAACGTAAAAAGGGGTTCATCTAAGAGAGAATTGGCACAGATTTTGCTTGACAAAGGCTTTGATGAAAGCCTAATCATTCAAGAATTTTGTATGCCAGACATTTTAAAAAAGGTTGAAGGCATTTCTCCACCTGTTAAAATTGAAGATTTGACTGATAAATTTGGCGCAGAAAAACTCTCTGATAAATTAAACATCTTTAAAATCAAGAACGCTTTGACACAGGACCAGTGCTCTCGCGCCATTGAAATCATCAAGAATCGCTGTCAAAAGTCTTCTGTGATTGACTATGATAATGGCGGGAATAAGATTTCCGACTTTCGCACAAGCTCTACTGCTCATTTGTTTCGCAATTCTGACCCCACAATTGCTGAGATTGAAGATGCAATTTTAAACATTGTTGGCATTCCAGAGCAATACAGCGAGCAAGTTCAAGGCCAATACTACAAAGTTGGCGAACAGTTCAAACCTCATTTTGATTCTTTCTTTCCCCTTAGCGACGATCAAAAAAAACAGTTAGAGCGACACGGCAACCGCACTTGGACAGCAATGGTTTACTTGAATGACACTCCCAAAGGAGGTCACACTAGATTCACAGAGATAGACTTGGAAACAAAGCCCGAAACTGGCACAATGATTCTTTGGCAAAATACTAGAGAAGGTTCAAATATTCCCGAATCAAAGCATTGGGGAATGCCAGTTGAAGAAGGAGAAAAATTCATTCTGACAAAATGGTTTCGCGAAAAACCTTACCAAAATCTTTCTTGACAACTGAACCTTTGGGGTTATAGTGTTGCTCACATGACACTATTTTTTATTTTTGTATTAGCAATGATTGCTGCTTTTTCAAGTGATACAGAACTATTTGAGAGCTTTTTTAAACGATGATTATGAACGAAGAAATGTTAAATGACCAAATTGCGCAACTGCAAACTGACTTGCTAATCATGCGCAAAAAGAAAGAATACTATGAGCAATTTCATAATCCTTGCTTGCGCATTTATTATGGTCGCATTGCAATGAGTAATGAAGCCATTCTTGCAGGCATCGAAGAGATTGAAAAACTTTTCAGAGAACCAAACATGAACTAATAAAATGGGCCTTTTTGACAATATCATTTTTAACAAGTCAGTTATCCAAGGAATTGCGCCAGAAGTTGATAAATATCTGCGACTCTTGAGACAAGAAGAAGTCACCTTTCAAACCAAAGACTTTGACTGCGCCTTAAAAAACTTCTTTATTGAAGAAGGCCGTCTTTTTGCAGAACACATTGAAGCCCAATGGGTTGAAGAGAACGGTCCTTTTGGCGGTTTCATGGAACCAATTTCCAAAGAAAAGAAACCGTGCAATAAAACTTGCACCATTCAAGCTTATGACGCGCTTAATTCGGAAGAGGTTGATATTTGGATTGAAATTCAGTTTGTATTTATTGATGGGTTTTTGCAAAAAGCCTCACTGGTAGGATATGAGGAAACGGATGCAGCAATCAGAATTGAGCGAGAAAAACAATTCCAAAAAAGGTTAGCAGAATCAATTGCATTCGGCAAAACTTTTCGAGGCAAAGTGCAGAGGGTTTTTGGGCAATTTTTAATCAAGCTCTCACGCAAGATTATTAATTTTGGCAATCTCATACAACGAATTTCATTCAAATTCTAATATGGAAGAGGATTTTGAAATGCGTCTCATGAATAAATATCCAAGTTTGTTTTCCAAGAACGAACTTGGAGAACTAGAATGCCCTTGTGGGATTTGGGTTCCTCAAGGCTGGGAAAAAACCGTGGATAGTCTTTGTGGCGCAATCGTGGATTACACCACTCTTACATATCGCCAAGGTCAGGAAATCCTGTCAAAGAAATATTATCTTTGGCGCGTTCCGCATTTCTTGCTTAAAAAAATTCACTATAAAATCATTAACCTCTTTCCAAAACTGAACGGTTACGAGTTAAATAAACCATTTTATAATTTTCTACACAAGCTTTCGGCCAATGCATTAAAACACGCAAAATGGATTAAAATATACCCACCTGCTGTAAAGATAGAACAAATCAAAGAAAAATATGCTTCGTTACGCTTTTATTACACAGGTGGCGACAAGCAAGTTGAAGGCATGGTTCACATGGCAGAATATCTTTGCAGTAAAACTTGTGAAGCTAGTGGAGAAGAGGGCGCTCTCTGCATTAGGGGAGGTTGGTTGCGAACACTCTCTCCAAAGCTGCTTGAGCAAGAGCCATACAAAGGCTATAAAATAGCTAAACAAAAATAAAAAAAAACAATGTCAGCAGGCAAAGGCGATAAACTCCGCAAAGGCGCAAATCTTCCCTCTTATTGGGACAACTATGAAAAAATCTTTGTCAAGAGAAAAACCATGAAAGAGTGGCAAAAACATTTTGGTCATTTAATTCTTGACTTTAGTGGTTTCCGCGAATATAATTCGGACGATCTTCTCACAGAAGACGAGTATAAAAAAGCATATAAATTCTGCCATGAAAATCATTAAAACAGAAGGCTGTACAGCCTATGGCTGGTCTTTTGACGGTAAACGCTCAGTGGACCTATCTCCAGAAGAAGAAAAACTATGGAAACAAATCAATGAAAACACATATTGAACACCACACTCATATTCGCAAACCCAATCTTGAACTTCCAATTCTTTTGAAGAATTTGGAGGTTGTCAAGAACAAAAAGAGCCAATGGACTATTAGGTTTTCCAGCGAAAACCATAAGTATCTTTGCGTTGATTATAATTGCAGCACTTCTCATATTGAAGATGAGCTTTGCGAGCATGGAATGGCTCAGGGTTTCACAATTGAAACACCTGAAACTTATTTCGACGAGCGAAGCAAAATTGATTTCCCCGAAGACTCACTAGAACTTTATCTGATTCCAGAAAGTAAAGAAGAAAGTGATGAACTAAGTGGTGTCGCTGCCATTTTGCCACACAAACACGCATACAGCGTTTGCATTGTGCCATTTAAAGACTTTTATGATTGAAGATTTCGCCATTCCAAATGATGTGTGGGAAGCTGCGCTCACTGTTTCTAACTACGCTAAAATGCAGGGTTGGAGTGACAATTGGTGCATTGCTGATGTTTGTTCGCGAGAAACCATGAACGCTCTCAACAAAGAAATCAAACAGTGGAAAGCCAACCACGACAATCAGGTAAAATTAAAAAGCATTTTAATTCAGCGTCCAGACCTCAAAGACCGCGCAAATCGCATGTCAAAATTCATGAAAGAAAACCAAAAACTCCAAACTCGCCTCCAAGAACTAATCTCTTCTTACGAAGCTGACCTAAAAGAGTTTGAAGAGGGATATAATTATGTCGAAAATGAGCTTGACTTTTACATGCAAAAGGGTAAAATGAGCAAACTAGAAGACATCGTTAGTGAACTAAAACAATTACTACAATGAACTCTCTCACTCGCATTGCTAACAAAACTCAACTCTATAAAAAAGTCGGCAAAAAATACGTTGAGCACAATGACCCTTATGCTCATGACGGATTGACGAATGGCTGGTGGCTTGTTAAAGTTGAGCCAAACAGTAAGACTATTCGCTCCATTGTTTATCCGCACAATGCAGAAATCATTGCTGCTGCCAAGGACAAAGAAGATGAGCTTGTAGCAATCATTCGTGATGCTAGTGAAGCCAAGCCCAAAGAAGGCATTCCTTTGAGTGAACAAGCTCGCAAAGATTGGGAATGGTTCATCTCTCGACATGGGAAAGAATTCAGCACAATCTTCTTCCCATCCTTTCAAGAAAACGCCGAAAAGATTGTCAAAGCCTTAATTGGTGAAAAGAAATGAAATAAATTTATGAACTACGAACAATTCGCAATATGGCTGCATGGATTCCTTGAAATTACCAATGCAGAAACAATTGACAAACAACAGACTCAAATCATCAAAGATCACTTGGCCTTGCTGTTTGAAAAGAGAACCCCTGATCGCAGCAAAAATAAAGAGCCTGAAATGAAATTCAATGCAGAGACATTGACTCGACCAAAAACATACTGCTAATATGAAAAACAAAGACGTAGAAGACATTGTATTCAAAGCACTCTCTGAATATTCAGATAAGCAACGCACTTGGTGTACTGACGTTGACACGATCACCAAAGAAGCATTTGCTGCTCATCGTGGGCAACGCATCACAGAACTTCAAATCAAAAACCTCGAAAGATTTTTAGAAGACAAAGACAAAGAAATTTGGCAACATAAAAAAGCCATTGAAAATCTTCGCGGTTACATGAGCTTTTTGGAATCTCAAATTGAGCAATACAAATTCAGGCTTGATGAACACGAAGACAGTTATTGATTTATGAACACATTACTAGCACTCACACTTGAAATTCCTGATTGGCTTTTTTCTGGCCAATATTGGGGTGGATTTTCTACAGCAGTTGGACTTGCCTTTGCCTTGCTGCTTTATGCAGCAGCAAATTTTAACCCTTTTGGTAGATGAACGAAGAACAGTTCAAAGAACGATGCAAAAGTCGTGAATGGGAATGGCCCCATATTGGCGACAAAGCGAAATTCAAAGGTGCTGATGGAATGTTCTATCCACACCATGTCAATGTCATTCAATTTGCCAAAGACAATTTAGAGGTTGGAAAAATCTATACAGTTCGAAATTGTGAAGTTTACTCTTCGTGGTGTGCGGTATGGTTGGAAGAAATTGAGGGCGATCATTTCTTTCATCTCTCTATGTTTGAATGGCCCATTAAAGAATAAAAAATTATGTTTGAAGGATTTCCAAACGGACCAAATGATGAAGATGAAGACTATGTTCCACCACCTATGGCATGGTGGGAGAAAATTTATATGGTAGGAGGTATGAGCTTGTTTATCGTGAGCGTCTTAAACTTACTCAAATCATGCAGTGAAAATAAATGCCCATTTTAAATTATGATTCCAATCAAAGACAAAAAATACATGATCAATTTCAAAGGCCATTGGGGGTCTTATGTTGGTGAAGGCGTATGCACGGGTGATGTTAATGGCTTTTGCGGTGAAAACGGCGATACTTTTACCTATGGATTTAAAATTCCCCTTGATGAAGAAACTTGTTTCTTTCTTGAAACAGACATTGTTGCGGAAATTGCTGACGATAATCAAGTCAGACCACTAATTTGTGACCCTGACAATTATCCAGAAGATTCTGACTACTGCAAA